GGACAGTTTGCTGTAGTTACTGAACTTACTGCTACAGTACCACCACCAACATCAACTGTCCCTGACGCTATGTACTTACTGTTCTTTGGCGAATTTGCCGAAGAACTATCCGAACCACCTGAACTCCTAACGTGAGTTCCCCCGTTGAAAGCACCTACAGTAATAGGATTGTCAAACGTACCATCTGAGAACTGAATCAAATCAGTTGCTCCTATGGTTGTCGCAGTCGTCCCCTGTAAGTACCAGTTTTGGACTAAAGCCATTTTATTAATAAATTAAAATTAAATAACTATATATTATACACTAGTGTCTATCCATAAATCATTTAGAGAAGGATTGCTAGGGGCTGTATCTTGAATATAGATTGGTACATGAATTAAAGTGTCTGCAATATGCTCTGTAACAGTTTGGCTTGTACCTCCTCCCATTCCTGTAAAAGTAACAGAACCAATTTCCCTAGCCAAGTTCTTAATCGCTTTAGCGTCTAACCTCTCATTCCCCTTCAAAGAAGATAACTTATCTCTTATCTCGTAAGGAGTGTCTGGACTCCCATCCTTACCATCCTTTCCATCTTTTCCATTCCTCCCATCCTTTCCGTTCTCTCCTGGCTCACCCTTTAATCCTCTCGGTCCTCTCGGTCCAATTGGTCCAATTGGTCCAATTGGTCCTCTCGGTCCAACAATAGACTTTCCGTCTTTTCCGTCAAAATAATCTTTCCCTTTAACTGGTGTATACCCATCCTCTCCCTTGTCTCCCTTATCTCCTTTAATCTTGAGTAGATCAATTCTCTTAAACACCTCATTAACAGCTTGTACTCCCTCCAAAGAACTTTTAATCTCGGTTTTAATCTCCTCTAAGTCTTTCTTTTTACTAGCCATTACTAATTTAGTTCTGGCTCTCCTTAGTATCTCTTGAGTATTATCCATTTACTTATATGCTTGAAGTTAATGTGTCTAACTCTCTAGTAAGTAAAGCATTGTCTATTTCCTTCTTGACTCTTAACTCTCTTTCCTTATTAAGCATTTCCTCTTTTGCTTTTACTTCCTTTTGTGCGTCTGCTCCCAACTTCTCTCTTTCAATATTAAGTCTTGCTTCTATATCATCTCCCTCTATCTTAGCCCATACCTCTTCAAACTTATCTCCATCTCCTAGTATGTCCATTAGTCTTTCAAGTGCATAGTCTTTAGGAAACACCTGTGCCTGATGTCCTCTTATCAACAAATCGGCTTGTTCCTCTTTACTCATTGCAAACATCTCTGCCCACTCTATATGTGTCTTGTCTTCCATTTCTGGATTACCTGTATACATAACAACATATCTTTGTATTGCTCTCTCTATATTGGCTCTCTTCTCATCAACCCTTCGCTTTAAACTCTCCATCATGGCACTCATAGTCTTCTCACTTATTCCACTCATACCCTCAGAAACAAATATTCCCTTTGGTATTCCTGTTACTCTATATATCTGTTGGAATATGTTGTCAATGTAAGTATCAATACCAGTAGGAATATCCATACCTCCCTCTCTTTCAATAGGTGCTGATATAATCTTACCTGCTACTAAACTCACTTCTGCTAAATCTTTCTTTAATTGCTCTGCATTGATAGTACCCTCTGCCATTTTATCATAGATTTCCTTAATGACTTTTATCATAGGAAACGCTACCTTAGAAATGATAATTCCCTCTTCTGTTATTGTCTTGTTGAGTGCATCCTGAATATCTATTAACCTATCTACATCAGACACTTCTATGTTCTGCTCATCAAACTTTACAAATTCATTATCCTTGTTGGAAACATATATGTGTGGGTCAAACTCATATGGGGCTTTCCCGTCTTCTATAATCTCCTTGTTCACATACTTTGTAAGCCACATCACCTCTCCTTTGGGTTGCCATATCTCCATGTACAAAACCCTCTCATTCTTTTTAAGTTCTATGTTGTTGTCTACCACAATTGGATCATTCTTGCTTATCTCATAAATCCTAATAGTACCAACCCTATCTTCTCCGTTGTAAATAGGGAATACTTCTAAAGTATCTATAAACTCTAGCGTTCCTTCTCCCGTGTATTTCCATGCACAAAGAGAATCCACCCCTGCTCGTGTTATTGTTCTTGAAATTAAAATATCCAGATTGATTTTGTTGTTTATGTCCTGTGCTAACTCTTCATAGCCATCAATGGTAACCCTGTTATCATCATTGATAGTACCTCTAGCATAACTTGAATAAACATTAATGGTAGAATCACAGACATTGTATACCTGTAAATCTCCCTCCCCTATACCCATGTCGTTGGGGTTCTTTTTATGTACATTCCATACTTTCTTACCACTTCTTGTGGTATCAGTCATCCAAGAATTGTACAACCATTGCTCACCATTATAGTAATCCCTGAGCATTTTAACGGTGCTGTTCTTCTTTCCAGATAACAAAAGTGATTGAAGTTCTTTTATCTTGTTGCCCTCAAGATATCCCTGCAAGTCATAATATCTCATGTATAAGCAGTTTCAACTTAATTACATATATTGTATCACAATCGTAACATAATTACTAAAAGACTCCTACAAGTATTTCGGGTTTTCCCCTGTTACAATATTTGCTAATAACAACAGCATCAGCCAAGTCTGGAGAATGCCCTATTCTTTTCTTCATTTCTGCCTTACTCTCTATCTGAATTATCTTATCTGTTACCTTGTATCTAATCGCTAACAATTCTTGTATCAATTCTCTATTATCTGACAACTTCCATTCTCCTTTTTGTAGGGCTTCTCTTAAATCCCAATAACTTTCTGCTCTGAGATTCTTAAACAACAAATGTCCAGCCATTTTCGTTGGGCTACTTCCAGAGTTAAAATCAATAACATAATACCCCTGTTCTCTCATAGCGTCTACAACTCCACCACCTACACCCACAACATCAACCCCCACATTCTTGTAACCTATCCTCTTTTCTTTCATTCTTTCAATAGCAAGTTGTGCAGTAGTCATTGTGTCTTGGTGCTTGAATATCTCTAGGTTATGTAGTCCATCCTTATTAGAATATGCAAATACTGTTCTATCATCCCCTTCTCTTGCAACATCTACTCCTAGTGCAGTTGGCTCTCCTTCTGGAATCCAGATATTGCTCTTAATCCATTCGTACTTGATTAACTGATTTGGATCATCTGCAAAATCCCAATTTCCCAAAACATATCTTTGGTACTCCACTTCTGGTAGCAACTCTAGTGTTTGTATGTATTCGGCTGGTAGAAAAGGATTGTCATTTGTTAAGGCTTGTAGGAAATAAAATGGTGCTTGTAGTTCATTGTTCACCCAAGGAGTATAAAATCTTTCTTTAACCCAGTTTTGTGCTGGATTACAGGTCAATATCATAAAGGAATGTTCCCCATTAGGATTACACCTCCACAATCTACCCATTAGAATATTAAATGCCCCCTCTTCTATCTCGTTAGCCTCGTCTATTCCTATCCAAGTAGGTTCAATACCTTTAATTTTGTTCCAGTCGTTATCCTTACTACCATCCAATTCCTGAAACCATAATTGACTTCCATTCGCAAATGTCCACATCATCTCACTTCTGTTTTCCGTATATATTGTTCCAAACTCTTCTGCCACCTGCTTGAATGTCTGATATGTGCTTCTCTTCAATACCGAAAGATTCTTTCTGAATACAAAACACCTTGTCTTAGGATGGGAGTCTAAAAGCGATATGAATACTCTTGCCATTAGTTGACTCTTTCCACTTCCGACCGATCCCCCAAAAAGCATGAACTCATACTTACGACTTCTTATATCATTGATAAACTGTAACTGTTTTTTAGTCCAGAATACAGTTGCTTTATTCCCCTGTATTTGAATCATTCTCTAGTATATCAAAAGATACCGAGTTAATAGGATGTCCACCAGTTGTTATGTCTGTTTGCTGTTTTGCCAACCCGATAAGTTGTTCCATAATCCATATATTTACTCTAACTCTTATTGCTTCATCCTTTGTAGTATTCCTGATATTCATTAAGTCCTTCATACAATCTTCTTGTACTTTGTTTTCAGCACAATACATATAAAAAAACTCCCTACCGACAGTTTCCATTATAGACTTCATTTTTCTCTCTTCTTTTCCCTCTGTAGATTTTTTACTCATTTGTACCCTCTATAGGATTAATTTACTTCTTGGCTTTCTTATTTCTAAAATACACAACTTCTCTTTCTCTCTCCTTTGCACTCTTCTCACTTCCAAACTTACCTAAGACTTTCTTACCGTCTTTTGAGTACAACACAAATTTTCCTAATACTTTCTTAATCATAATTTATTATATCACAAATTAAATACATAACACCACTACACCTTTCTCAACTTAAAAATGATTGCTCTTCCCTCCTCTGTTTGTCTGTCTGCTAATTCCCATAATCTCTCTGAGTAATATCCATATTTATCATTGTAGAAAGTTCCCTTAATAAAATGGTCAAAACTTCCTTCTGTGAATGGTCTCTTGTGTGTAATGTCTCCCCATAGATTAGTATCCTCAATAGTCGGAACTCTAAAGTCAAATATACCACCTAGTATTAATATTCTATGTATCTCATTTAACACATCAAGAGGATTGTCTAAATGCTCAAACACATCATACATTCTAACTTCTGAGAATGTATTGTCTTTGAACGGATACGGCATGTAATTCAAGTCCCATGCTATATCTATATGTGGAGAGTGATAATACCTGTCTAAATGAATATATCCCTCAAGATTATCAATACCACAACCTAAGTCTATTTTCTTTCCCTGTAAGTCCATTAATTTTTAATCTTTAATAAATCTTTAAGTGCTACCTTGAAATCCTTTATTGAACCTACTGCATTCTTGTCCTCGGCTTGATAATATGTGAATATGAAACCTCTCTTTCCCATATAATCTACAAACTCTTTCTCTGCTGGTGTTAGTTTCTTGTCTAACTCCATTTTAATCCCCTGTATAACTACTATCATTTAAATATAAACTAAAATTAAACTGATTCCAACTTCTCTAATTTCTTCTTCATGTCTTCCACAGTCCACTTTACTATTGTGTTCTTAACCAAATATAAATACTGATAATCT